CGCCCGCCGTGCCCGCTGCGGCAGTGCCCGCCCCAAACGTGCCCGCTGGCACGCCGATGGTCGGGGCCGCGCCGAACCCGGATCCGAAGACGAGATCGCCCGTCGCCCCGAGGCCCGTGCTGCCGCCCGCCGACGCCGCCGAGGGCAGGAGGACGCCTTCCGGGGTCATCGCCAGCCCGGTGCCTGCGCCGCCGAGGCCCGCTGCCGCGCCGCCTGCGGCGGTGCCGCCGCCCCACGCCCCACCGCTGCCCATCGCCACGGGTGCCCAGCCCGCAGGCAGCGCCGCGCTGCCGCTCCCCGCTGCCGCCGCGCCGCCCCCGCCTGCTGCGGCCCCACCATACGCGCCCGCCGCGAGCGCGCCAAGCGCGAGGCCACCAGCGGCGATGCCGAGGCCCGCGCCGCCGTAGGCCGCTGCGTTGTTGAGGCCCGTGTCGAACTTCTCGGCGAACGTCGTGTTGACGATGTTGCCCTGCGAGTCGTACTTCTTCCCCGGCGGGAGTTTGCCCCGGATAATGTTCCAGATCGGGCCAGAAGTGTCTTGGGTTGGCGCACGTCGCGTGTCGGGCGCTTGCATCGCGGCGATGAACTTCGCCCGGCCCTCCGGCGTCCCGCTGGGCGAGCGGTCGTAGATCGCCCCCAGTTCCTCGGACGACTGCGGCGCGACGTGTTGCGTCGCCGGGTCGATCCACCCCTGCCCCGGCGTGATGTTGCGGTTCGGCCCGTAGGCGATGATCGGCGTGCCGCCGCCCATCGGATGCGACGCGCCCGAGTGCGGGTCGAACGCCATCGTCGGCCCGTTGTCATCCAGCCAGACGATCTGCCCCTGCGCGTTGTAGCCGTAGGCCATCAGACCTCCAGCGCGACCATGAAGGGCGCGTTCGCGACCGACGACGCGAGGTAGATCCGGTTGGTGTCGGCGGCACGCGTGACGCGCAGCGGCACGATCTGCGCGCCGACGATCCGCACCGGCAGCACTTGGATCATGTTGTAGGGCACCGCCGCCAGCCCATGCACCATCGAGAACTCCGTGTTCGCGACCGCCGCCGTGACGCCGTCGAAATAGTACAACTGCAGGTTCTCGGCGCGGCTCGATGGATCCGGTCGCCCGAGCCGCAGGTTCGTGAGCACGTACTCAAACGCCAACTGCAGCGCCTTGCGCTGGTCGGCTGGGAACCCCGCGAGCACCTGATTGACGTAGCTGGTCTGCGCCATCGTCAGCGGCTCAGTTAATCGCGAAAAAGAAAGAGGGTGTGATGCGCGGGGCCTGCCCAATCGTCCACAACGTCGAGGCGTTGGGATGGCAGTAAACATCAATGCGGCCAATGCCCGCTGAATACACCGCCATCCCGATGATGGAGTTGGCCGCGCTCCCGGTGTGCAGCCACACTGGAAATTGACGGCTCCCGCCACCTGTGGCGGGCGTGATGGCGGCTGGTAGCGCGACGCGGAGCGAGGTGCTTGCGGTCCCGCCCAGAATGGCTCCAGAGATGTCCATCTCCACGAAGGCAGTTTTCCCAACAATGGAATAGCGATAGAGCGACACGTTACCGGCGGCCACAGCCCATGTCATCGCGCCGCTGCCGGTGTAGTCCGCCGCGTTGAACGGCACGTTGGTCCAGTCGCCCAGCGCCGCCGCCCGTCCGCGCTCGCGGATGCTGCCGTCGTTTTGCACTTGGAACAGCACGTTAAAGCTGCGCGGGTTCGGCCCGACGGGCGCGTTGTAAAAAATGAGGCGACCGGTCTGGGGCTGGAGTTGTAACAGCGCGGAGATCGCCGCCACGTCATCAGCCGTCCACACTCCACCGGGGTAGTCCGCGTTACTGGTGAGGTTGACGTTGCCGCTCACGTCGCTATTCAGCCGGACCTTCGAGAGTGCGCCGCCGCCTTGGTTGTCGTCCAGCACGAGCGTCGGGTTCGTGCCGGAGACGGTCAGCGGGTTCGACGCCATCTGCGGCGGCGGCGGGCCGACGATCAAGCTCTGCTCGATGGCCGCGATCTCGTCCTGCAGCGCGTTGATGTGCTGCGCGAAGACGGTCTGGCCGTCCGAGCGGGCCGGGAAGACAACGGGAGTCGTCGGGTAGCTCGCCATCAGTTGAACCCTCGCATCTGCGGTTCAGGCCGCACGCCGATGGCGTAGGTGAACCACTTGAACAGCCCGATGCCGACGTAGGTCGCCCGCAGCGTGATCGCGTTGCCCTCGGCGATCAGCGGCAGCATCGACGTGAAGTACTTCCGCTGCCGTCCACTGTAGCTCGCGATGCCGTAGATCCCCGTGCCGTAGAGCGAGACGCCCGCCCCCGCGACATCGATCAGCAGGTTCGCCACGGACGAGTCGTCCACCATGACCTCGATGTTGAACGTGCCCGAGGTCGGGCGATACTCGCCGAACAGTTCGATGAACCGCGCCCACCGCCGCGCGGCAGGCAGCAGCGCCGGGCCTTCGTAGTAGCACGTCATCGGCTGGCCGTCTTCGCCCGCGTTGGGGATCGACTCTTCCGCCAACTGCCCCGCGTCGAGCTTCCACGTCCAGAGCCGCCCCGCATCGCCTGCGCTCGCCTCGCGGCCATCCCACGGGATGTAACCGCCGATCTTCCGCGTCGTGCTCGTCCACGCGCTCGTCCCCTCGGCGGCTTTCGTGCGCGAGAGGTCGAGCACCCACTCGCCCGGCACCGACACGTCGTAGAGGCGCGGCACCGAGACGCGCACCTCCTTCCGCTGCGGGTGATAGCAGATCGCGATCCGCTGCATATCCGTCGGCGCGACGTGGGTCATCATGTCCTGCCACGCCGTCCAGATGTCGTCCGACAGCAGCGAGTCGCTCGCGCCGTCGAAGAGGTAGACGCCGCCGTCGCTGCCGTGTAGCACGCCCGCTTCGATCTGGTAGACCGCACGCGGGCCGAGCGCCCCGGCCACCGCGCCCGCGCTGGGGCGCACCTCAAAGTCGAGCGAGGTCTGCCCGATGATCAGGTAGACCCCAGTGTTGCCGAAGACGATGAGCGTGTCGCCGAGCGCGATGAGCGCGGTGATGCGGTCGCCGCGTTCAAACGGGATGTCGAGGTAGTAGAGGCCCGGCCACGCCTGCGGCAGGAAGATCTCGCTGAACCAGATGCGGTTCGTGATCGCCGCGTCGCGTGCCCACCAGCGGTTGCGCCAGACGACGCCGAAGCTGAACGCGCCGGGCACCGTGTTCTTCGTCGGCAGTTCGACGCCGTCAGGGAAGAACGTGCTCGGCGTCGTGATGTCGAACGTCGTCGTCGCGTTAGGCACGCCCGTCGTGCCGACCTTCCGCAGCACCGACTCGCCCGCCGTCACGTTGCGGCAGTAGACATACTTCGTATCGACCTGCGGGTCGGCGCTCACCGCCATCGTCACGCGGATCGTGAGGTTGCCCGCCGTCGGCGCGATGGACGCGACCGGCGAGCCGCTGCTCTCGTAGGTCAGGCCCGCGTCGGCGAACGTGTAGGCGACCTCGTAGGTGTTGCCCGCGACGAGCGTGCCGCCTGCGACCAGCGCGACGCCCGGCGCAGCGGCAGGCGCAGCGATCCCCATGCGCGTCCACGTCGTGCCGTCTTCGCTCTTCTGCATCGACCCCTGCCCGTCGAACAGCGCGACGAGGTTGCGGTCGTAGACGAAGAAGTGCTCGTTGACGGTCGAGCGGCCCGAGAGCACCGCCGCGCCCCAGACGCCCACATCGCTCGGCTTGAAGACCTGCCCGTTGTAGCTGGCGAGCAGGAACGTGCCCGCGACCATGTAGATGCGCCGCCCGCCCTGCGGACGCAACGCCCCGAGGCTGGTCGTGCTGCGCGTCTGCCAGCCGGGGAACGGTTGCCACGCGCCGGGTTCTTGCAGCGAGACGTTGCGGAGGAAGCGGGCACGCTCCGGCTGGATCAACGTCGGCGAGTGCCGGAGATCGACACCCGCCGTCAGGTCGTTGATCGGGACAAGCTGATAGGGCTTCTCTCCGAGCGCGGTCGTTGCCATCCAGCCACCTTAGTACGGGCGACCCGAGTAGCCCGAGGGCGGGCCGTACGACCCGGCGGCGGCGACCGGCGCGTTGTTGTTGTACGTGCCCCCGCCCGGCGCGGCCTGCCCGGCGTGTGCCGCATACCAGTTCTGCTGCGCCTGCCAGTCCGTCCCGCCGTTGGGCAGGCGGAACGACGGCGGCGTCACGGGCTGCGGCCCCTGCGCCTGCGGCCCGGTGTAGACGTTGCCGTTTGGTCCCGCCGCGCCAATCGGCACGACGGTCGGCGCGGGCGGCGGTGGGGCTTGCGGCCCGACCTGCGCGATGGGCGAATTGAACCGCACGTCGCTGCTGCCCCGGTTGAAGTTCACGGGCGGCGCGACGGGCCGCGACACGGTGTGGTCGAGCAGCCCCCCGCCGGGGATGTTCGGGTTGATCGGCGGGATCTTCGACGCCAGCGCGGGCGGCAACTTCGGCACGCCCGGCAGCTTCGGCATCATGCCCGGCTTGCCGCCGCCGGGAATAAGCCCCTGCAGCCCTCCGCCGCCGCTGGGGAGCTTTCCGCCGGGCAACCACGGCGCAGCCCCGCCCCCGCCCGGTCGCCCGCCACCGCCCCCTGCAGGGGCCATCGGGGGCTTCCCGCCGCCGCCGCTGACGGTTTGTGCGCCGCCCGAGTCGCCGAAGCCGCCGCCGCCGAAGCCGCCGCCGTAGCGCGTGGCGCGGCCCTGCCCGGTGCCCTCGCCCTGCTTGCCGGTGGACGCGCCCGACATCATCGCGTTCAGGAGCGCCTGCGTGCGCGGCACGCCCGCCGCCTGCCGCACGACGCCGCCCGTGCGCCCCGACAGCAGGTCGCTCGACACGGCGTTGCCGCCCGAGTACGCGGGCAACTGCAGGTTCATCGTCTGCAGCGCCTGCTGGACCGGCGTGCGCCGACGCCGCAGGTTGGGGTCGGCGCTCTGCGCGGCTTGATCCGCAGGCGAGAACGACTGGCCGAGGTCAGGCATCGGAAGCTCCTAGTAGTACGCGAACGAGGGATGGTTGCCGCCGCCGCGCCCCGCTGCGGACTGCGACTCGGTCTGCCACGTCTTGGCCTGCGTCTGCAACTGCGCCAGTTGCGCCTGCATCGCCTGAAACCTCGGATCCTTCGTCACGTCGAAGGTCGTCTGCGGCGCGGCCTGCTGTTGCGGCTGCGCGTAGCCCGCCGGGGGCTGCGGCGATGTCAGCATCTGCATCAACTGCGCGTAGGGATCCCCGCCCGCCCCTTGCGCGGGCGACTTCGCCTGCGGCGCACCGCCGCCCGCCTGCCCTGCGCCCCACCACCAGCCGCGCCCGCCCGCGCCTGCGCCCATCAGGATGTCGATGACGCCGACGCCGGGGATGCTGATGTCGCCGTTGCCGACCTGCTGCGTGCCGGGATACGCGGCTTGGATCCGCTGCACCGCCGCGCCCATCTGGTCGGTGCGGCCCGGCAGGTTGCTCAGGATGCGCCCGACGACGTACTTGGGATCCTGATTGTTCAGGTCGTTCCACTTCGCGTTGTCCCAGCCCGGCATCGCGTAACGCGAGGCAGGCGCTTGCACGACCTGCGGCGACTGGTAGCCGTTGGTGTCGTGGTTCGGCGGCGGTGCGCCCATGCCGCCCGGCTGCTGCGACTGCTGCTGCGGCGCGGGCTGCGGCTGACCCTGCTGCTGATACAAGCCGCCCGACACCCACTGACCAGAGCGGCGGTCGAAGTATTGCTGCTCGCCCGTGCGGATGTTCCGGCGGGACATACTCCCGGCGATCCCGCCGCTCGTCACGTCCCAGTCGCCCTGCCGTTCGGTGTAGACCTGATCGCCGCCGCCCCGATTGGGCACTGGCGGGTAGCCGCCACCCGTCGGGTTGCTCGGGTTCTGGTAGCTCGGGTACTGCTGCGCCTGCGGCTGCGAGTAGTAGTTCGTCATCGCCTGCTGGTCGGTCCCGCCACCGGGCAGGCGGAACGACGGCGGCGCTTGCTGCTGCGTCTGCTGCGGGTAGTTGTAGCCCTGCTGCTGCGGCGCGTTGTACGTCGGGTAGCCCGTCGGCGCACGGTAGCCCTGCACTTGCTGCCCTTGCTGCTGCTTCTGCTGCCCGTACGTCGGCGCGGGGGTGCCGTAGGCACCCGCCTGAGCACCGCCACTACTGCCGTAGCTGCCCGACGGGTTGCCCGCCGAACTGTTCGTCATGTAGGGCGACAGCAGCTTCGACTGGTTGTCCTGCCGCTGCTGGGTCTGGTAGTTCTGCGCCGCGTCGTAGTAGGGAGGCATCGGCCTACTTCTTCACCGCCGCCACGGCCACGGCCTTCTTCCCGTTGCCGTTCTCGATCTTGCGCGTCGGCGGCGGCACGTCAGGCACCTCGACCGGTGCGACCTTGATCACGCGCACGACCTCGGTGTTGTCGTGGACCGCGCAGTGTGCGCCCTCGGCGTCGTAGGTCGCGGCGTCCATGATGATCCGGCACCCGCACGCCATGATCGCTTCGCGCGTCTCGTAGGTGGCCTTGGGGTCAGCCTTCGGCTCAACCTTCGGCTCGGGCTTCGGGTCGGCCATCTTCGGCGCAGCGTGCTGTTCGGTCATCGCTTGATCTCCTCGACCAGTGGGCCGGTGACGCCCGGCGCTCCGTGGAACCTCGGCGGCGGCGCGGTCACGCGCGACACCACCCAGCAGTCGTGCTCGACGCAGTGCGGCTCGGCGCTGCCCGACTCGCTCACGTCGAGCGACTGCTGACACCCGCACTTGAACGTCAGCGTGATCTTGCTCATCGCCGTGGGTCGTCCTGCACCGTGATGCCGCCGCGTGCCCGGCTCACCTCGCCGAGGTAGTCGCGCTGCATCAGCACCCGCTTGTGCGCCCCCGGCGGGCGCGTGCTCTTCGCCGTCCAGTCTTCCACGTACGCGCCGAACTTCGTGACCTGATTCTTCTCGGCGTCGGGATCCTTTCGCAGCCGCTCCAAGATCGCCGCCGCGAAGTGCGCGATCCCCCAGTGGAACGGCTCGATGTCTGGTCGCCCGTCGAAGGGCACCTCGGTGTCGAGCACCATGTCGGCGGCGTTGGCTGCGATGGGCACGACCAGTTCCCACGTCTCGCTCGCGGGGATGCTGGGGATCGGCGTGAAGCGCAGGTTGTTGACGCCGTCCACCGGGTCGTGCGCGATGGCCTGCGGGAACCCCGTGGACGCCGTGTCGCGCCAGCCCGGCATCGCTTCATCGAGATACGCCGTCGAGCGCACGACGAGCGAGGTCACCGCCTTCGCGCCGGTCGCCGTCGTGATCTGCCGCACCCGCAGCGGCGGGCGACCGAACGCCACGAAGCGGTTCGCGCTCGCCGTGTCGAGGTTGTAGGTGGTCGTGCCCGAGACGACGGGGATGACGATCTCTTTCGACAGCGAGATCTTCCCGAGCCGCGCGAACTCCTTCACGGCGCGGTTGATCGCGGCCTTGCGTCGCACCGTCGTGAACAACTGGGTCGTGTCGTACGACCCCAGTTCGTGGTTGAGCGCCTCGCCGTAGAGGTCGGCGAACGTCATCGCCTACCGCCCGACGATGTAGACGCTGCCCGTGCCCCCGACGAGCGGCGTGGTGATGCGCGCCCGCACCGCCTTCACGGTGCCCGCGATCCGCACCGGCACCGCGACGCCGACGATGAAGGTGATCGCCGCGCCGATGGGCGTCCACGCGCCCGCGTAGGCGATGTCGTGGCTCTCCTCGATGATCACCGCGCCCGCGCTCACGCCTGCCGCGCCGACCGCGTAGAAGCAGAGGTTCGCGCAGCCCGCGACATCCACGCCGGGCGAGGTGGGCGATGCGCCCGCCGCCACGTCCTTCAGCAGCGGACGGTCGATCAGCGGCACCGTGAGGCCCATGACTAGAACGCTCCACCCGCCAGCGAGTAGATCGTGACCGTCGGCGTCGCGCCGGGGTTGTTGACGACGACCATGAAGGCCCGCGCGTTGTTCTGCGTGACCGTGATCGCGGCAGGCGACAGCGTGACGCCCGTGCCCGCGACCAGCGTGATCGCGAACGCCGCCGCGCTGCTGTTGCGGATGACGAACTCAAACGTGTGCCCGGCCACCGGAGGCCGTCCCATGACCGTCAGCGCGTCGATGATCTGCTGCGCCGTCGGCGTCACGTCCGAGCGCGCCGCGCCGTTGCAGTCGCGCAGGATGAGGCGCTGCAGC